TGATGCCAGGATTGTTGTGTATTAGTGCCTGCATGGCTGCAATCAAAGCAGCCTCATAGAATTGAACTCTCATCTTATTTATTATTTAATTGATTAATATACTTGACATAGTACTCAGTGCAGTAATGCAGTCTGACCTTAATCTCCTCCTCAAGCTCCAGGTCTCTAGTAAAGAGTAGAGTAGTGATTCTTTTTTCAGGAGCTATATGATCTACCTGATGCAGTGATAAGTTCTCCCATTCATTCAGTAGTGATGGATGAGTAGAGACCATGCAATAGACTAGACTAGCATAGTTCTTATCATATAACATCATGTAAGCTCTAAGCTGCCACTCATAATCTTTATTTATACCCTCTTCTGAGGTAGCAGGGAACGTTTCTAATGACCATGAGGTCTTTATATCTACTATTTGGTCATCTAGTACTATATCAGCCTCTCCTGTGAGCCATTCGTTGTTTAGTCTCTCAGTGTTCTTAGAGTAGTTGCTGAACATTACCGAGTTGAATAGAGCAATAGAATCATTCTCCTGTAGATTACCTTTATTAATATACTTATTATTCAGCTCTACATTATAACCGTAGAAATCCTGCTTAGCTACTGCTCTAATGTAGCTCTTAGTAGTTTCAGATAGCACCTCAGACTTAGTCCGAGATGCTGTCATTAGTTTGCCTAGTGATGATGGATGCCATTTCATAGTAGCATAAGTGCTTTATTCTGTAGATCTGTAAGCTCAAAGGTCTCTCTTAGCTTAGGGATAGTAAACTTACCATCTTGAATAGATACTAGTGCCTCCTCAAATCTTTCTTTAGATAGTCCAGGCTTAGCTGCCTTAACAGGTACACTTGCTAGGTTAGCATCATCATCTACTGACTGCAAGCATAAGATACTGCTCAGAGTATACCTACGAAAGTAAGTCACAGCAGATCCTACTTGCTGAGGATTAAGTCCTGCAGGTAATTCCATACATGACTCAATAGACTCATTAGAATCTATACAGATTATCTGAGTACATACTGAATTGCCTTGAATAGGCTGTAATAATAGTAAACCATTCTCTAATAAGATAGGTTCTACTGCCTCAGTAATGGCATTGATGTCAGAGTATGACTTTTTAAAGTGTGGATTAGTAGCATTCTTAGCTACTTTGCCGATTGACTGCTTAGCCTTGTGGAGCTTTTGGTGCAGAGTTAGTACAGGTGCTGGTACTACAGCTTTTGTTTTTGTTTCCATGTGTATATATTTATTATTTCAACAAAGATAATCAATTAATTCATATCTGCAATACTTTTATTAAAATAATTTTTGTTGAGCAGTATGATTATTTATTCTTTGCATAGCCTTATCAAAATACTCTTTGTCAAGTTCACAAGCTGTTAGGTCAAATTTGTAATCATGGCAGGCTATTGCTATTGAGCCACTGCCTAGATGAGTGTCTAGTATTTTGTCAGTTGGCTTTGCGTATTTGTCAAGTAACCATTTGTAAAGTGCAACGGGTTTTTGTGTTGGATGTATTTTGTTTTGTTCTGTTAAAACTGAATATCTAAATATTTTTGCTGGACTTTGAATTGTTGAATATGCAAATTCACACATTGCAAGACTAAAATTTTCTGGTTGTTTTTTATCCCAAATAATAAAACCTTGTGAATTATTTAAGTAATCTAAAAAATAATTCCCACCCCAAACAATATAATTTTTAGAAACTCTTTTTAATTCGTTAAAATAATTCTCTAAAGGTATTTCATTGTCCCAATCTTTTTTTTTATATTGTTGTCTAATTGGGTTTTTACTTATTCCTATCCCATAAGGTGGGTCAACAATAGCCAAATCAAAATACTTGTCAGGATAGCGAGCCATTAGATCCATGTTATCTTCGTTAGTTATTGTAAGCATGATATAAAATTTAAGTAAAATATCATAAATTCATCAAAAGTCCTAGCAATAAAGTATGTACCCCCTGCAGCTTCTACTGATTCCTGATACCTCTTCTGCACTTCTGACTGCCTATCCTTACCATACTTCACCTCAATCTTAACTGACCTACCTCTAATGGTAGCAGAAATATCTGCAGATCCTTTAGTACCTGTGCTAGGAGTATAAGTGCCTTTCAGCTGTCTAGTATTCTCTCCTACCTGTATCTTCTTACCCTCTCTATATACTCCCATTGTATTGATTCTCTCAGCTTGAAAGCCTGAATAGGTTAGAAAGTGAATGATACATTTAGTCAGTGCATTGGCAGAGTTATCATTCCAATCTGATGCTGTAATGTATGGCATGGTAGGGTGCTTAAGGGTGAGGTAGTTAATCTCTAGGGCTTTGAGGAGTTGCTTGTTTTCTTTGTTCATTAGAATAGTTTAGTTTGTGCAGTATGATTATTTATTCTCTTCATAGCCTTATCAAAGTACTCCTTATCAAGCTCACAAGCTGTTAAATCAAACCCATAATCGTGACAAGCAATAGCGATACTACCTGAACCTAAATGTGTATCTAATATTTTATCACCTTCTTTAGCATATTTATCTAACAGCCATTTATATAACTTATATGGTTTTTCTGTTGGGTGAAAAGTATTTTGAGCAATTAAAGACGCTCTATTTAATTCAAATTGCCTTGTAACAGTTTCAAATGAAGTCCAAGCCATTTCCCCATCTGACATTGTTAAATCTCTTTGACCTTTATACCAAAATATCCAAGCTTTTGTAGGTTTTAAATATTCAGTAAAATAGTTTGCACCCCATATAATTTGATTTTTAGATACTCTTTTAAGTTCATTAAAATATTTTTCAGTAGGTATTGCGTTATCCCAATTTTTTTTAGTATGTTCTTTTCTATTGTGTTTAGGGTTTTTATTAATGGTTTTCTTTTGTCCGTCTATACCTATTCCATAAGGCGGATCTACAATAGCCAAATCAAAATACTTATCAGGGTAACGTGCCATAAGCTCCATGTTATCTTCGTTAGTTATTTTCATTTTAATTATAATTTATTGTATCCCATACATCAGGATCTCTTTGTGACTTAATCTCAAACCATCTAGCTCCATTGCTAGATCCATCTACATACTCCTTACCATTATATTCTGCATACTTCTTACACCATTTGTTAAATGTTCTATTAGTCAGGTACTTCTTTTGATCAGTGTACTCAGATATAAAGTTCTCAAACATTGACACCTTATTCAATCTTTGGTCAAATCCTAGATTCTTATTATCTACCCATTCAATAAAGTCCTGAGATGTCTCATTAATAAACTTCCTTAGCTCTAGATTCTTAGCCTCAGATTCTACTAGACCATTCTCTAGATAATAATTCAAGCAGTTAATCATGTAATGGTCAAACCTTGCCCATTCCTGCTCATCCCAATCCTCAAACAGCATAGAGCCAAATTCATCAAATGGAGTATGGTGAGTACCAAAGTAACTACTCAGCTCTACCTCAAACATCCTCCTCTTAAAAGAGCCTCCATCTGCTTTGATAGTGTAGTTAGTAGAAATTAATACTTTAGGTGAGTCTTTTACAGGTAGTTTAATTGCATCTCTACCTTTGTATTCAATAGTAAGACCCTCAGTGATTATACTAAATAAGCTCTCAAAGTTAAAGTTCTTTCTTACATCATCAAATGCCAGCACTTGGCAGTCAGAAGATACAGTCTGATATGGGAATGATTTATTTGAGTCAAAGGTCTTGCCATCAATCGTGCTAACTTTTTTCATGTATCCAATAGCATTAATTAGAATCCCCTTACCACTACCTCCATTAGGATTATCTGAGATAGTTTCATCATTGAGAATGATTGCTTTGTTATTAGCTGAGGTCTTATAAGAGTGCAGCATATAGCCTATTACACTCTTCATAGTATCATATCTCTCTACCTCCTGCCCTGAGATAAACCAAATAAAACTCCTAAACATTGACTCATGATGATCAGCATCTATTAAATCTCTATCTATTATTTGATTATTCCATACATAACCTTTTAGCTCTGAGTATTCATATATCTCATGGTGCTTAGCAAATACTTTTACAGCTGCATTTTTATAGTAAATCATACCATAGTCTATCCCATCCCTCTCCATCTCTACATTAGCAGTATCTATCATGCTGAGATATTGAGGAGTAAATAGTTTAGACTTCTCAGCTACAGCATCAAAGACAGGTATGCGATTTGATTGCACCAGGTACTCCATCACTCTATCCTTTATCTGAAATTCAGAGACATGATTAATAAAGTTCTCATTTTTAGTTATAAAAACAAAGGTCTTAGTATTAGCTACAGGATAGTACTTATAATACTGTAGATTCTCTAGGAATAGCTTGAATCGGTATGGTATAATTAATACATCACCTTTAAAATCATATTTCCAAAACTCATCTACTTTTATTACCTCCTTAATAGTCTGAATCTCTGACTCAATATTCTCTTTATTGT